CCCTCACCTAAGCTGTCCATATTATCTGCAATTTTCTTGCTATGACTACCCAAGAACCTCTCGGGATAGAGCTAATTTAACTAATCACAACGATCGGTTTATTTTGCCCGGCGTCAAAATAAACAGAGGTACTGCACACAGATACTCAGAAGATGCTCCTATGATGGAAAACCTCGCACAGGCACTTGGAACCATTGATCCAAGTATCACAGAAAGACTCGATGATTCGGCTAGTTTTGGTGATTTGCTTGGGGCGGTAGAGAGCACGTTGACTGGTGTATCTGATAGATATCAGGCGGATGCATTTGGTCAGGTAACATCTAAACTAGGAAGACTCGAATTACTCACAACTGAAGCAGGATATCTTGGTTCATCGAAGAGAAAATATAACTTTAACTGGAATCTGAAATCCACTTCAGCTCAAGCAAATACTTATCGCGCACAGGTAATAGGCGAAGCATTTGAAAGAAACTCCATGCCAGTTGTGGGTAAATTTTCTGACCAAGGGAATATCGCAAATGCAAGTAGAATGCAGCCTCCCAATGTTTGGGTCATAAGAGCACTGTCTAATAATGGTAAAGACATAACAAATGAGTGGTTAGGAAGACCCAAAATTTGTGTACTGATGTCAGTGCTCCACGGTCTAGACAACCAATCATTTATTAATGAGGGTCAGGGAGAAGTTGGTTCGCCGTTTTCTTACTTCCTATCATGTAACTTTGTCGAACTAGAAAATGTGTTCAACTACAATGGATTCATAACAAGTAGATCTGAATACTTTAATGCTCTTGGTAGTTCGGTAGGAGGATAATTATATGTCATATTTTGATCTTTTTAGCAATATATCATATAAATTTCCCAATGGAGTTACACACGAAGTAAAAAACATATTTACTCGTCCTGTTTTTAGCTCAAATATAGATGAAAGTATTGAATTAAGTAATAACCAATCCCCAGACAACTTAGCAATTTCTTTGTATGAAAACCCGTCATTATATTACTTGAATTTGTTATACAACAATGTCATATCAAATGACTATTGGCCCATTTCAGGTGAAGAATACACATCAGAAATACAGTCAAAATATGCTGGATATTCATTTCATATCTTAGAGACTCCTGAAACTATTCCATCGACAGGGGATGTTGTAATATTGAAGACGGATTTTGATAATTTTGTACCAGACGAAGACGATCTTTCTGCCGAAACACTTTCTTATGGAATAGTCGAGTCATGGAATTCCACGTACAGAAAACTGTGGATAAAAAACTACAAGTTTGGAACCACTGGGGCACAGAGTGAAGGGGATCTATTCAAAGAAGATAATAGGTTCTATATTTTTAAAAGAAATTCAGATGGACAATATCCAGACGAATCACAAATTCTTGCTTCGAATGTGAGTGGTGATGATAATGCCTTCGCCTTGGATCCAAATTACATAGGCAATTCTGGCGACGAATTCACAATGAAAAGGGTATCAAAATATCTGAACTCAATTGATATTTTCGAAAATCCAGTTCGGAACATAAAGATAAATCCATTCACAAAGAATATTGTTTTTTCGGGATCTCAATACACAGCGGTAAATCAGAAGGACTTTGCGGGATTAACGTATAATTCAGGTAATACAAATGGAACATGTTCTCTATTAGAGGCATTTATATTATCTGCCAATGGACAGACTGGACCTGATGGTGTTCCGTATGTAGTACCAACTTTAGATACAACCACCAGTTTTAATGTGAAAACTGTGCAAGACAGTGTTCTAACTGAAAATGAAAATGAAAGAAACATATCGATCATACCACAGTCTGCTGTGGGTGATGTTATACAAGCTATAGCGAGTGATTTTAATGGCTAGAAATGATGTATCGTTTAGTGCAATTGAATTGAAGGCACCGGGTTCTGATCAGTATATTAATATACTAGAGCAATTTCAGTCTTCAAGTACGTTTGGTGGCATGTCTATAAATGAGGGGTTGTTTGAAACTGGTATCAGTGGATTCATTATACTAAATGATCCCGATCCAAGCAACACAAGCAGTGTTCTTCCTAGCATAAGCAATCTAGTGACTACAGGCACGATGTTAAAATTGACATTTTCTACGTCTGTTGACACCATAGAAAGCTCTGTTAATGGACTTGAATTATATGTTTATAATGTTTCTGTGGTTTCTGATTTATCTCCCGGTATAGCAACCATGGGATCTTCCCAAACAGTCACATATAGACTTGAATTTACATCGTATGAAAGTTCATTGATCAATTATGAAACTGATGATATTGTTACTCTGGATGGAGATTATGTCGCGTCGATTAGTGATTTCATTAAGGAAATAACATCATCAGAAGAAGGTTCTGGATTGATGGCTCCGTCAGATGAAAATGCAGAAATAAAGAATACTACTCAAATTGAACCTGAGATATTTTCAACTTACAACGGTGTTTGGTTTAAAAGAAATCAATCACTATATCCTTGGGGAAAAGAAAAAACTATCCCAAGTATAAACACCCTAATACAATCAACATTAAATTATGCAATACCAACTGTTGGATTGAGCAAGGATGATGATGGTAAGGAAGAAGATCCGGGTGTGGCTCAAGAATCAAATCCATCATATGTCTTCTATCAATCACTACCATATGGACAATGGCATTATGTACCCATTGGTGGAGGGATATCTGATGAGAGTAATACTGATGCCAATGATGAACCAGTTCAAAGTCTGTATAATAAGAGTTATGTAAATGGAAAAGAAAATGCAGGATATCATACCTATCAGTTTACAATGGACGAGAATGTAGGAAAAAGAATTGAACTATTTAAATTAATAAAAGACACTGATTTATTGGAACTAGAAGAAGCTGGTGTGTTTGGTTCTCGTTACAGGTTAATCGAACCAAACTACAGAGGGATTTATAATGGTATTGAGATAGATACCACTGAGGATGATGATGAGAGTCAAGTTCATGACAAAAAAATTATTGGAGCGTCCACAAATGCTTACTACCACGATGCAATGAGCATCGCAACCCATCTACAACAAAATGACGTTGTTTATGAATATGCCGATTTTTTCACTGGAAACGAAGATGCAGACGAAGATGCAGATGCAGATGAACTGATCGCTGCAAATCCATTACTTGGTAAAAAAATAGAAGGTGGAAGAGAAAACCCAGCGTTTGGTCGTTTGGTTGATACTGTATATGGTTACTTTGATACATCATACTTATACAAACCTTTCCCAACTAAAAACGATGATTATGCCAGTGGTCGTCAAAACAAATATATGTGGCAAACTATGTTTGACATGACAGAGTTCCCATACAAGTTCAATAGTAAAACAGGAGAACTTGGATTAAAAATAATTGTAGATGCAAGAAATGAAGTAGAAAAGGGTAAACTGGCTTATGCAGTGCTTTCTGATCTAAAGGAACAATGGAACAGATATAGACACTCAGTGTGTTGTGATAACACAGTTGGTGGTAATAAGTTCTTGGCCATGTTAGTAGGAGCAACTGGTGGAGTTACTGCTGAAAGAAACTTGATACCATTTGGTTTGAGTGGGGGAGTTACTCTTGACAATTTATACAGATATTCATTTGTGGAGGTAGATGTTTGGCCAAAGGTTCTTGTTCCACAGGGAATCACGGTTGGTGCTCTCGGTCTAACTGCTGATGATTTAACTGACGTGACGTATGATAATTTTGATACCTTTGAATATTACGATTATATTACTCAAGTAGACATAAATCCATCAACGGGTGAACATGAAATTTATTTTGCTGGTAATTCTGCGGGTAGCGAAGGAATTACTTTGTCATTTGGTTTACCGAACATCGCAGGTGCTGATGATCCCGGTGCGGGACAAGAATACCGCATAAATCAAGAACAAGAATTCTTCGTAGTCCCCGTTCGGGGCGGAAGGCGCGGTCTGTTTACTTCCTATAATACCATGGAGTTAACAAACAATAAAGCATTTACTGGTGCAGGTATAAACAAGAAGGGCTTTAACTATCCAGCGGGATTTGGTTTGATGCCTATTGGTGGAATGACTTCAGGTAGAGGAGCCGGGGAAGGTACAACTCCCATACCAAGTAAATATATGGGATCTATTGTTGAGATGTCTTCGGTTCAATCTTCTGATTTAAATGAAATAAAAACTAATGCTTCATCTGCCGCGGTAGCATATGAACCCCCCAGTGAACTAGAGGAAACTGGACCAAATGCTGTTGTTGGTTTACTTAATCATATACTAGGAACCAAGAATCTACCGACTACATTTGGTGGTTCAACAGCAGAACTGTCTCTTATTGATCCAGACACAAAACAGGTCACAACTTTGGAACGAGATGATAAGGATGATCGACCTGATATTAGTGATAATGCTAGTCCACAGCCAAAGAAGGGTGTACTGGAAACAACAAATTCGGTGGTCTACTTATTTACAGCAGAAAATGATCACGATGGGAAATGTACAACATGAGTAGCGATTATAAAAACATAAGAGCAGAAGTAAATCGAAAAGTTGGATATACGGAAAATGAGAGTATTGTACTAAACAAAGATTATTTTGACTGTGTTAATATAAAAGGTAGCACGGATAACTCTGGGTGTAGTGCAGAAAATTCTTTATGTAAATGTCCATGCACTGGTGGAAACACATCAGAGGCATCCGCAGTGCCATTATTCAGAGAACCAACTGATGAAGAAATGGAATTTGCTAAAAGGCAAATTACAGTATGCAGCGATAATGATGAGTATGCAGGTTATTTTATATTAGATCCTGATGCCCTTGAAAGTTCATGTGGTGTTCAATGTCATGGCTCACGGTATTATAGCACACTTCAAGCCCAAAGAACGTACAGCACATTTTGGTCCACCGGGAAGAAAACTCCTCTGTATAGAAATGCTTTGATAAACCTATATACTGCACAGCAGGCTGTTTGTATAGTTCCCGGTAATGTAAATTTAAGACTGGGTGAATTCATTAATATTCCATCTGATAACAGTCCGCTAGGTGAAAAATATTCTGGGTGTTGGCTCATATCAAATATTCGACACGCAATACCATCTCTACAAAATTACAAAATGATTTTAACTTTAATACGAGACTCTAAGATAGAAAGTCCAGAATAATGGCTAAAGGTACAGATTTAAATTTAGACTTTGATACTAATTCTTTCACAAGAGATTTCAGTCTTAGCAAAGATACTAGAGCGATCAATCAGTCAATTACCAATATCTTATTGACACGTAGAAATGAAAAACCCTTTACTCCGGGATTTGGTGTTGGGCTTGACAACATGTATTTTAAATTAGCAAATATGAACATGGCTGATTTTGTCTTTCTAGTTGAGGATGCAAGAACTAATATAAATAGGTATGAACCCAGAGTAACTTTTAGTGATATGGAAATTTTAAATCAAGATACAGTATTGGATGATGGTAATATTCAGCTACTTGTTACATACACACTAAAATCTTCAAAAAATGATAAAATTGACAATGTAAAAATTGTTATACAGGAAAATTAAATGAGCACACAACCAATACAACTTGGAAGTTTAGATTTTGATGATATTAAAGAAAACCTCAAAAGTTTTCTAACCAATCCAGATAATCAACTTGATGTAGATTTTGATGGTTCAATTGCAAGTACTGTGGTCGATCTTTTATCATACAATACCTTATACTACGCATTTTACTCGAACATGCTTATGAATGAATCATTTTTCGACTCTGCTCAAAGGGTCGAGAGTTTAATTTCATTATCAAAGCCATTAGGTTACACGGTAAATCATAGAAATGCCTCAACAGCTACACTAAAACTTACTAACACTGGGGATAATACTGAAACACTGACACCGTATAGCACGTCCGTATCCGGAGTAAAAAATGGTATAGGTTACACATTCATTTATGTAAATCCTGTTAATGATGCAGATACTACTATTAATCAACTTGCTCCTCAAGAAACTAAAAACTTTAAATTTTACCAGTCATCGTCAGTTGTGATTAATTCACCTGTGACTGTGGACTACACAAATCAGAAATTTAATATTAATAATAAGAATTTAGATCCTAGAACTCTTCGGGTTCAAGTTAATGAAGCTGACGGACTCAAAGACTATACTAGGGTCAGCAATACAAACTCTAGTCTCTCTGCTTCTAGTAGTGTATATTACATCGAAACAACTCGTAATGGTTATACGGTTTACTTTGGTGCGCCTAAAGTAACAGAAGGATCCTCAGTTGGACGAGGTGTGGGGGAAACAGAAACTGTATTCATATCATACGTATCAAGCTCGGGGGCTGGTGGAAACGGTACAACCAATTTTACAGGACTGTCCAGTGGATTATCAATAACAAATTCTGGCACAGTTTCTGGTGGGGGATACAGCTCACCCAATATTGATGTTATAAAATTTGCAGCGCCTAGAAACTTTGTGGGTGGTGGTAGACTTGTATCTATCGCAGACTACGAAGTAGGAATTCTGAATACTGGACTGATAACCACTGGGTCAAATCCTCTGAATAGCATATCTGTCTATGGTAGCAATTCAGCAGCCGAACAGACACCCGGTAAGGTATTGTTCTCCCTGTTCGACACATCACTCAATTCTGGTGCGGGAGATTCTCTGTCTGGAAGTAGCTCCGTGGTTTCTGAAATTGAAACTAACTTCGCCGAAGAGGTCATGTTGGGGACCACATTCGAGTACAGAGAACCACTCGAAGTTGATATCACGTTTACGTCGAACTCATCAGTAGAGAACTTCAATAACACATATAGACGTGGCTTCAATCAGACGTTCAGCAGTAACTTGAATGCGAGTCTCATAAAATTTGAAACCACGAAAATGCCAAATGCCCAGAGTTATACACTAACATTCGGTGGCTCTTCGGAGCTTTCAGGTAAGTTTGACTTCAAGAATCCAATATTCACACCACTAGATACAGATTTTGAAACTTCTGGTGCAACATTGACAATTAACTTTACCCCATTATCCGCAGATGCAACAACAGCAGTGCTATACAATAAATCAGCTACCTCTGTTGGTTTAACTGGTAACGGACAAACCTTGGATACAAGTTTTGATCACACTACAGGAAGATTTACTCTAGACATGAACAAAATTGCTCAAATTCATGGCATAACCTTGTATGGAATGCCTGGTGCGGAGATCAAAGTCAAAGATGAAATACTTGCAAATCCAAAGATAACGGGATCCTAATATGCTGTCACTCTATAACTCTCTTGGTCTTGACGGTGCATCTGGTGCAAATGGCAACAGATTGCTTGTCATAAGCAATGATATTCAGGGGAGTTTTCCAACCTACAGCACAACGACTTTAAGCACTGGCGTGGACACAGATCCCAACGAGAACGATGGTGGGGATGACGATCCAGTGGTTGTTGATAATTCTGCGGCTGATATTAATCGGGATGGTATAGTTGATGGTAGTGACCTAACTTTTCTTTTGGCAGACTTTGGTCTTAACGTCAATAGTGCTGCAACCCCAAGATCTGATATTAATCGGGATGATATAATTGACGGTGCTGATCTAACCTTTCTTCTAGCTAACTGGGGCCAACAATTTAGTGATTTCGGTGTTGCTCCGGGTGGTGATCCCCCCAGTGATGACGGCTCTCCTGATTATGATGTTCGACCTGACCTTGGTGTAAGACCTAGACCTGATGGTGAGGATGATGGTGGTGGAGAACCTAACGATCCACCAATAGTGGGAGTCGTAGAAACAATTAACGGTCTAGTTTACCCTACCAGTAGAGTCAATGTTTCAACGAGTCCGGCTCTTCCTGCGTGGATAAAGGAAAGAAATGTCTAACACGAACTTTATGCAACTATTTCAGGTATACTACAACTGGCTCTATTCCAGAAGTGGTAGTGGTTACATCCTAGATGACAATTTTGAAGACATAAAGGATATACAAAAATGTCCACCAGAACTAACACTATTCCTATTATCAAACTATTTGCCTGATTCTTTGAAGTTTGCAATTCAATTAAATGGTCTAATTACTCCCCAAACCATCAGAAATTTTTTAAGTAATGTTAAACCCAGATTTGTTGATGGAAAAGGAACAAACAATTCAATCAAATATTTTTGCAATACTTTACTTGGAGCTTCTTTTACAGAAACAGAAGTTGTGGACGGTAATCTCTTAGTTGTAAAACTTTTCTTCCAAGACAACATTACAATTAGTTCGAGAACCAGAGAACATATTGCCGATTATATTAGCAAGCATATAATCCCAGCTTCGAGTGGTTATTTTGTCGAAGTATCTACCGATCAGACAAACCTAAATCAAACAAACTCTCAACTCAGATCTGGTGATGATACAAGAAACGATAACACATTATTAAATAAAAATATTCCATCTTTCAATGAGTGGGAGATATCCGTGTTTGGTGAGGGTGCCTATGATGGGACCGGAACCGGAGAAGAAATTTCAATAATTGGTAATTACTTCCCATACACGTTAGAGGATACAACAAGCATAGAGTCCACGGCTGGTTGTTCTGGTTCGACGCTACACAGCGGAATCACTGGTGGTGCGACTGGAAACACTTATACGAACATGACAACCTACGCATTCCCTGACTGGTCAGACACAGTAAAGATAGCCGGTTCTTCTTTCGGAATACTAAATATATACGACTTTGCGTTTTTGGATGCTGCTTCCGGTAATACATCACCAAACGACGGCAGAGAAACATCAGGATCTTGTCCCATAGGAGGATACGCTTAATGGTTACCGCAGTACGAAAAATTCTTAACACTGGAACAAATAAGTTTGAAAATGCCACTAATCAGATGAGTGAATTGATCTACTCTGGTAATCAATATGTTTCTCTGAATTCAAATACATTTACAGACATTCCCCAGAATGACCTTGAAAGCCTCAACGAATTTTGGTTATCTGCTTGTTATTTTCAGAGAGTTGCTCGTGATAACTACCGCCTATGTTTCCCAAGAAAAGACTGGCAAAAGTCTACAATCTACGACAGGTATGATTCATCACAGGGTCCAGAAACTCAGCAGTGTTTTATCTTTGATCCAACCATAGGTGATGGAGTTCTTTTCCTGTGTGTGGGTAACAATAGCAGCAATAGGACCGATATCAAAACAGGTTCTGTATATAGACCAAGCACAGGATATACTAGCGTAAATGATTTACCAGCCGGTGTAATAGAACAAGCAGATGGATACAGTTGGATTGCTCTTGCTCAGAGTGACAATAGATTCACCGACAGCAACTGGATATCACTTGAGGTGAGAGATAGGATTAGCTTTTTTGGTGATGATCAAGGTAGGTTCGTTGATGATGGTGTTAGCCTCACAGACTTTAAAACAGCGGTATCTTCACCATATGCACCAACTGGAACAGGTGCGGCAGCGTTCTATGGTGTCGATAATCTATACAATCAAACGAGTGCCACAGAAATAACAGCAGGGTTTCTTCTCTATCAGTTTGATGACATAAAGAGGTATGACGTATTCAGCTTACAGCAATCGCTCAGAGCAGCAGGACTCAATACACAGACTCGGTTTGGTGGGACAGGTTCAACACTAGGAACCTTACCGGCGACCATTTCACCCGTATCAATCGAAGCTCAAATTGATGGGTCACCATTTAGCGATTCATCACCACTCGGTTGGTATAATAATAAGGTTAAGCAATGGGCAGAAAAACCAGGCTCCGTTGAAATGGTTTATATCGATACGGTTGCAGGTGGTTTAAGTGAATCAGATTTCACTGTATCCGGAGTCACAGCACCATCGATTTCTGCAAGAGGTAACGGTACTTCACCAACGGTAGAATTTGAGTTGAAAAAACTTAAAGAGGCTACGTGGTTCATTAAGGGTGTTAAAATATCTAGAGATCTTGCAACCAATGAACGATTGGTGGGCAAAAATAACACAAAGGTTGAATTTGTAGTATCCGATACGAATAACAATTATGGATTTGAAAATGCACTAAAATCATTCATCACACCATACGATGGATTAGCCAAAGAAAAAAATCTATATGGTCCGATCATTCCCGTGAATGCATTTATGACAAGTGTATCCATAAAGGAGTCCGACATTGAAAATACACTCCGAATCGGAGCATTTGCTGGAGATACACCAACAACTTTTGATTCATACGCACTTATCAGCGAACCAACAAACTACTCAAATAACAGAGAACTCGGACTAGACCTTCCACCAAATAATGTGGATAAAAAATCAAACCTAGTATATGCACTTTTAACATTCGCTTCAGGGAAAAGACCTGCTGTTGGTGCTAAATTATATGCCGCTGAACCAGCGGTAAGCTCAAAAACAGGGGAAACCTCACTACTACGTGGAAAAGTTATTGGTGTTGTTCAAGCTAGAAATCTTCTAAACGCGACAACAGCAGATATACTATTTTCGACAACAGACAGAGCCGCTTTTGGTACAGGAGAAACAATATTTGTCGAAGACGGCGCTGGATCTTTTTCGGCAGTTTCTACAGCTAAAGGAGATCCTGATATTACAGCACTTTCAGGTACAATCACACATATCGGAAATTCTGCGTTCCAACTTAGTGGGACCACCGCAGATAAGAGATTATCAATCAAATACATAACAAGGGTATAGGAAAATTAAATGGGCGTAGAAGACAACCAATTTCAGATAGAAAACTTAAATTCAAACACATCATTCTTTGATTGGTATACAAAGACAAATGATGAGATTATATCTAAGTTAAACAAGCTAAAGCTCTATGATATTGATATTACAGGATCTCTGGCTGAGGGTATAAGTGCAGAAAGAGGTACTTCTGGTGGTCATACCGCAGGATTCTTAAATTTAGGTGTTGCAGATACCATTCCTCACGGACTTACCGTACAAGGTAATATGCTAGTCACTGGAAGTAACTCTTTCATTCACACTGCAACAGCAGCGACAGCTGGCTTAACAGGTAAATTTGTTTGTGTGGATTCTTCTGGGGGTATTACTTCCTCGTTCGCAGCAAATACTGGTATCACCACATCACCCTTCCATAAAAATGAAACAATTGGTATAGTAAAATCTATTGTTGGTAACAGTGTAGAAATTGTTGGTCATGGTCTATATGATGGGTTCACAGGATTGACCGCTGGTCAGGCATATTATCTGGATCCGGTAGTTGCTGGTGGATATACAGTCAATGCACCATCGACAGCAGGACAAACAAAGAAACGATTGTTTGTTTCTACATTGGGAACAACTACAGGTGTAATTCAAATAGGGGATTCTGATATCGTATCATAATGAGTATTCACAGAAAAGGTTGTAATTGTAATTGTAAATCTAAAAAATCTTTTGATTCTAAATTTTCTACCAAAAGAAAGAGTATCAAAAAAGTGACAAATCCTTTCACAAAAATACAGTTGTATGCTAAATCACTCGCTTCGCGTAGGTTTTCAAATAAGAGGACTGATAAAGCAACAAAGCAGCTAAGATATCTGAGTTGCTTTGGTGACGCATCTATTGGTGGTCAGTTGAAACCGTGTGAGGAGTTACAGGATAGTAAAACAGAAGGAAAATTCTATTGTGGCGCCTGTGGTTGTGGTGACAGGAAAGCCACTTGGTTGGAGGCAGAAAGTGATCATTACTCCAAATTAGACTATCCTGTCCTATCATGTCCACTGAAAATGCCAGGATTTAGTGATTATGATGGATCTGATTCAAAACAAAACATCAGGAAAAACATAATAGAAAATTATGATCTAAATAAACTGGTTCAGATACAGGTATCTGTAAAGGACACCGAACAAATTTAATATTTTATACCTCAAAATACCCTAAATAAGTGAGAGGTGTAAATATGTCAAGTCCAAATTCAAGAGAAACTCTTATTGATTATGCTTTTAGAAGACTC